CGTTCGACGGATACAACGATACATATTGGATAGCGATATTTGCGGCTGCTATTTTGCTGGCCTTTGAAATCAGAAACATCTATTTGCCTTTGCGCAAACTTCAGAATGCAACATCGCCGGAGGAAAAACAATCATGAAAAACAATCGTCCATTTGACCTGAAAAAACTAGATTTTGAAAAAATCCGCCAAGGAAAACGCCGGAAACTGCTCCGCTATTCGTTCCCTGTTTGCGCGGTGATTCTGCTGATTGCTATTAAATTGACGAGTTTTCCTCTGCTGTCGCTAGCAGCGCACGCCGCCTATAAAAACGGCGACAACAGCCAGGCTTCCTTCCGCTTATCGCCGATTTATACCATGAATTTGTTTGAATCTTATAAAGTATTTTTTAACGACGGGAACGCTTTATATAAGCAAGCCCGCTACGACTCGGCAGAAAAACAATTCCGCCAAGCCCTGCAAAAAGCACCGAAAACGCGCGAATGCCCTGTCCGCATCAACTTGGCGCTATCAATCGAGACACAAGCAGACGCCCTCGCCAGCGAAAAACGCTACGACCAGGCAATCATCCGCTACGACGAAGCAAACGCCGTGCTGCACGACGGCGAAGATAGCTGCGGTGTGCAATTTGCCAGCCAAACAGTCGACGTGAGCAATGACGACGGCAAGACGGCAATAATTATTGAGCAGCGAATCCGGCAAAAGTTGGCGCAGATAAAACAGCTCAGAAACGGCGACCAGGGCATTTCAGTCACCAACCCTGGCGATAAAGAAAAAGTTGACGCGGGCAACACCGACGGCAAACTCAAAGAATTGGACAAGCGATTCATCGACGCCTATAACGAACAGCGTAAATCCCAGGAAAGAAACCAACACCTGGAAGATTACAAAGACGCCACGCCAGATCATACGAAGAGAAATTGGTGAGAAGATTATTGAAATGAGCGGTTTTGTTTGCTATACTTACTATGTAATCGAAAGATTGGCTGTTGCGTCGCACATCGTAGGCGAGTTCGCAAAATTATGACGATTTGCCGGCGAGATACACAGCAAGCATTATGCGGGTTTAGCTCAGTTGTTAGAGCGCTTCCTTGCCATGGAAGAGGCCAGGAGTTAGAGTCTCCTTACCCGCACCAACCGAAGTTATGAAGTAGATTATTCAAAGGTATCAGAAGGTACCTTTTTTTATTTGTTCTGGAGCTCGCCTTGCGGGTTATTTTTTCGTAAAAGAGAGGCATGCACCGCAAGGCATGCCTCTCTTTTGTTACTCCAACCGGGACAACTAACGGGTTTAGCTGTTCCGCAGGGTTAGCAAAACTCCTGATGGAAATGTTGAGAACGTTAACAATTTGACTTTTGCAAACAACAATCACCTTCCGATATTTAAGTGAACGGCCAAAACAATAATCACAAGTGGCGACAGAGAACTCAATAACGGAAGGCTGATAATAACAAGAAATGGAGGTACAAACCGTTCGTATCATACGCATGGTCCTCGTAATAGCGATGGTAGCACTACTCATGCCAGCGGCTAAACAGCCCCAGGAAGAGATGGCGGCACCGCTATCACACAATAACGAGATTCAGAGACAGCAGGCTGTCAAACCTGCCGAAAAACCTCAGCAGACGATATCACCAAAGCCTCAGACGATTTTGGCGGTGTCCGAAGCAAAACCGCCAAGCACTAAGTACGACTTGATGCGTGCCGCTGGTATTCCCGAAAGTGATTGGATATCAGTAGACTACATCATCGAACACGAAAGTTCTTGGCGGCACAATGTTTGGAACAAAGGCGGCTCTGGCGCATATGGATTGTGCCAAAGCCTGCCAGCAACCAAGATGGCATCTGCGGGAGATGACTACATGACAAATCCCGTTACGCAGCTACGCTGGTGTCACAATTACGCCATCAGCCGATATGTCAGTTGGCAGGCAGCCGCCGCGTTCTGGAAACGTACCGACCCGCGCCCCTACCCGGGACATTGGTGGTAAAAACAAACAACAAAAACAGCCGGAAAGGAAATCAACTCTATGGGCAAACTTAAAACAGCAATCAACAACGTAACTGTCTTTTTAGACAATGCCTGGGCTATCATGGTCCGCGCCGCAGAGATAGTAGCGGGAATAAAACTCTTTGGAGTCCAGTACATGGAAACCGCAATCGGAACTTTACCGATTGCACAAATCCTCGGAGCAATTCTCATTACTGATGTGACTGTCTTTGTTTATTCTCTGCTTCGCTCGCAAAGTGAAAAGAAGAGATGAAAAAGTATATCAGTATCACACCAGTTAGCAAACCGCGCATGACGAGAAGCGATAAGTGGAATGAGCGTCCGTCGGTAATGAGCTATCGAGCGTACGGCGACGAGCTAAGGCTGAAATTGCCAGGATATGAGCCGCCTGAAACGTTTACGATTGAATTTGCTCTGCCTATGCCAAAAAGTTGGTCAAACAAGAAGCGTAAAGCCATGAATGGATGTCCGCACCAGCAGAAACCGGATATAGACAATCTGGTTAAGGCGTTTCTGGATCATCTCTGCGAGGATGATTCGTACGTCTGGAAGGTATGTGCATCCAAGATATGGGCGGAGCACGGCGGAATAACTATCGAAACTTAAGGAGGAATCCGAGAATGGGAATCTTACAGCTTTTATCCAGAAAGAAATATGACGAGCCTGAGCTTGAAGTTCGCAGTGAGGACGAAGACTATACCGAATGGCACGTCAAGCCAGATTTTGAAGCAAGAGACTTGTCATTAACCTTTCGGTCCCGATCTGATGCACGCGACTATAAAAGACTGCTAGCGAAAAGCTTTTACCATATCCATTCAAAAATCATTCGCCGGGATTGGCAAGGTGGATTCATCCGAGAGGAGAAAGAGGTCAGATAATCACTAAACTGGTGCCGAAACCGGTTAAATGGCTTGGCGATGCCCACCCTTGCCAAGCAGCAGCCAGAGACAGGTAAAAAATATGAACGATAGCAAGCACGTACACAAATGGGAGTGTCTCCGAGCAGATAAGCTTATTTGCCATAGATGCAATACGGTCGCGGAAATTGACACGTTAATTACCAACAACCGTAATGATGCTTATCTCAAAGCGAAGGTCGACACTCTATCTAAACAGTTATATGCTGGCGACCTAAAGAAAGATGCTCGCGAGAAAGCTTATGCGTGGCTGATGGAGCATAGTCCGGATGCTATCAAGAAAGACGAACAGGTATCGCTGCTATGACAAGAGACGAAATGATCAAACGGATTGAGAGTGCACTAAGACGTGCTGAACGCACCATTGTTGAACTTCGCAAAGAGCTAAAGAAACTACGAGGCGAGGGCTAGGTTTATGGCGGTCGAGTATGTCCTGTACAAGGGAGAAGAAATAGTGGGAATAGGCACAGCCGACGAGCTATCTCGACGGCTTGGATTACGTCCGCAAACTATTCGAAGTTACTCCTCGCCTTCTCATATGCGCCGCGTAGAAGAAAGTGCCGATCCAGAGTCGAGGATTGTGGCGGTAAGAGTTAAACATGGAAAGGAAAATGATGGCGATGACTCAGAAAAATAACAGAGTGGCAATTGAGGCGCATGCTCAGCGTATTGTAGATGTGGTGGTCCGCAAAGCCGAGCCTGCACCTGAGCCGCCAAAGCCTGTATATGAGTACTCGCCCGGTCGTCCGATGAAGTTTCAGGATATCGACGAACTGCGCGCCATGATACTTGAGTACTTTAAGAATGCAGCACCCCACTGGGAAGAACAAACTGAGTATATTGACCGCCGAGACCCTAAATCTGGAAAGATTATCATTGAAGACGGAAAGGTCGTCCAGGACAAGGTGGTCCGCAAAGTTAAAACCAAACAGAAACCACTCACCGTTACTGGTTTAGCTGTTGCACTAGGCACATCACGCGATGTGTTATTGGACTATGAGACCACATATTCAGAGAAATATCCAGAATTTTCCAACACGATAAAAGAAGCGAAAGAACAGATTAAAGCCTATGCGGAGGAGTCTCTATTTGGCACTAATACTGCTGGCGTAATATTCAGCTTGAAGAATAACTGGGGATTCAAAGACAAATATGAGACCGAGAACACTAACCGTGAGGTTAAGTTCATTAACACTGTTCCGAGGACACCAGAATCATGACAGAGATAGTCAAAGTACCGGATTACACTGCTTCGCCTCGTCAGACATTGTTTCATACATCGACAGCTTTTGAGCGATTCTACGGTGGTGCTGCCGGCGGAGGAAAGACCGCCGCACTAGTTGCTGAGGCAGTAACACGCTGCCTTGAATACGATCACTACGCAGCGTATCTATTTCGGCGAACGTACGAGGATACAAAAAAGACCCTCATGAGAGAAATAGATAAACAGTGCCGTGCATACATCAAGGACGGCAATATGATATTTAGGTCGCAAGAAAAGGGCTACTACTTCACCGCCACTGAATCGTGGATTTACTTGTGCTACTACAACCACGAAGATGATTTTAATCACTATCAGGGTTCAGAGATACACATGCTGGGTATCGACGAGTTAACTCAGTTCTACGAAAGCTGGTACGACAACCTCGTTGGGCGCGTTCGTTCTGACGATCCAGACAAACCGCTCACCGTCTTCGCAGCTGGCAACCCAGGTGGCGTCGGGCATGGTTGGGTTAAGACTCGATTCATTGATGCCGCACCACCTGAGCAGATAATTTACGACAAGCGTCCGTACGTCAAGCGAGACGGCTCAATTGACTACATCGAGACAACGCGTATGTTTATCCCTGCCACCCTAGAAGACCACCCGAGCGCGTCATTCAGACAGTCATACATGCGTAGCCTACTGACAATGGCAGACCTGAAGAAGCGCGAAGCATATCTGTATGGTAACTGGGATCTGTTTGCTGGTCAGGCGTTTAGCGAGTGGCGGCGACATCTACACGTCGTCGAGCCGTTTAACATACCAGACCACTGGCCGAGATGGATGGCATATGACTATGGACGAGGTACGTATGCGGGTGCTGTTTGGCTAGCACGTGACCCAATTAGTCAACGGATATATCTTTACCGCGAATATTATGTTAGCGGCAAAGGTCCAAGGATTCAGGCACGCGAGATGAAGCAGCTTGAACAATCGAACGAGCAACTACCTGTTAGGTTAGCCGACCCGTCGCTGTGGAAGCATATCGCTAATGCCGATGACGGAAAAACTATCGCTGATCGATTTGACGAAGAAGGCATCAACTTCACGCCCGCCAATAACGACCGGCTTCAAGGAGTCACTGCCGTTCATGAAGCGCTGTCTCTAGCGCCGGACGGATTGCCATATCTGCAGATATTCAGTAACTGTGTTCATTTTATCCGTACCCTACCGAGCCTCGTGGTCGACACTAAACGACCCGAGGATGTTGATACGACCGGTGAAGACCATCTCTACGATGCGCTGCGCTACGGGCTCGTCAACGAGCGTAAGGCGACAGTTGAGGATTCTATGCCTCAGTCTGATCCGGGACTGTTTAGCGATGGAGGGTATTATGGGTAGTTTTACCGATAAAAAATTAAAGGAGGGTATATTTTGGAAAGCTTAGATTTACCACAATACATCATTAACCTAGAGCGAGCCGCACGCGATACGCCGTTTGGTGAAGTTGGTCCGTTCTATCTCATGAGACACAAAGGTGAGACCGTGGGTATACGCGGTCAAACGTCGGAGATTATCCGATTCAAAACTACGGCAGAAGCAGTTATATATCTGGTGGACTACATCAAGACCTTGCCGACCGACAAGTCTGGAGATGTCGTTTTTGCCGTTAAATTTACTAACGGTAGGGTCAAACAGATTACTACAACATCAGACATCACAACGATAATCGAGAATAAAGCAGATGACGACAGATAAAGCTAAGGTGCTATGTAAGAACTGCGGTAGCACAAGACACTATCAGACGTTCTGTCCATTCAAAAAACGACAGAAAATATCGCAGTGCGGCAAACACGCAAAAGCGTGGGCAGCGTTCCGAGATAAGGTTGCGAAGCCGTACCTCGACATGAAATTTGGGCATGTGTGTGCGGTCGCCGGATGTACCGAGACTAAAAACCTAGATGTTGATCACATTAAGGGGCGCGGCTCTCACCCACATTTACGCTATGACGTCAACAACTTGCAGTACTTGTGTCGTAATCATCATCGACTGAAAACGGACGGCAAACTATGACGAAGAAGGCTTTACGAAAGAAACAGCGCCGAAAACGTAAACAGCGAGCGATAACTAACGAAATAAAGGGAGGTAAAAATGACTAAAGAAACAGAATTGCCAGACGTATTTCTCTGGGCAAACAAAACGGACGGACGTAAGGATAAATTAGGCATTGAGCTATTTGCAATCACCAAATCGTCTGAGATATTTCGCATTGACCATGACGAGGCAATTAATCATCAGCTGTTAGCGCTGTTTTTGTACGACATCATTAGTGGAGTACAAGTTGACAGTATCACCGGCGTAAGGGTTGTCGATTATGCGGCATCTGAGGGTTGTCAGAATACCCTACCCGCCATAAAAGTAAATGACGTGCCGGTTGCTGAAACGATCATGGAATATCTGGAGTATACAAATGACATCGACCTACTCGACTTAAATCAAATCGAGGCAAAGAAGCTACTGGCGATTTGCGCACGATTCACCGACAAGGAGACGAACGAAAGCTTTTATATCTTTAAGCACATTCGCCCAGCTAGCGTATTAGTCGGCGGCACTGTCTCCTACGCCATTTCAACCGGACACATGGAAGAGCTGCCGTCAGAGTGTGCATTAAAGATAGATCCGTCGAATCAAGTTTTAGTGTTTGAAGATACGATGTTTGTGTTCAATAAGTCCAAGTTTGAATTGATGTTTCAATACGACCCAGTGTCAGTCGCTGAAGCTCGCAAGAATGGCAAGATACTTGACGAGAGGCTGTCTATCGCCACGCCGACGGTTGGTCAAGGAATTGAATTTCTCTGTAAAGACAACCGCACACTAGTCAAGCGGCTTGCTAAGCTTGACCCTGTCAATATGACCCGCGATGTTGTTGAGGAGATAATTCGCGATTACAACGTAGATCTAATGACCGATGCCACCAACGACAAACTCATCATCATGGACGCTAACGATGCTAAGAAACTGCTAGATATTGTCGAGGACAACTTCGTTCGCGGCACCAACGGCACTGCTTATATCGCTAAAAATAAGAAAGAACTTGAGCCGAAGGAGGATAAATAATGTTCTGGATCATGACAATCGTGATACTCGTCGCATTCATCGTCGTTACAGAGATTGCGGTGGCGCGAGAAGACAAAGAATGGCAACGCGAACGCGAGGTCAGACAGTACAAAGACAAAATCATCAAGTCCCGCAAGCGGAATAAGAAAGATAACGGAATATTTTAATAGGAGGTGTTATGAAACGATACAAACTGCTTAAAGATTTACCGACGTTCAAAGCTGGAGATTTATTCTACATATCTGAATATGGTGCTTTGGTTTATGATGGCGGCGATGGTGGCGTTATGGCTTACGCTCGACAGACTCTTGACATGTTTCCAAATATTTTAACTGAATGGTTTGAGGAAATTCAGGAAGAGTCAACAGACAGCATCCACTGGAAGCCTGAAAAAGGTGATAACTATTTCTACATTGTACATAGCTACAACCCCCTGAATAACGAAGTCCTCGTAAGTACTTGGATTGATGACGGACATGACAAGACACATTACTTGCTCGGTAATATCTATCGTAGTTATGAGGAGGCTGAAAAGGCTCGTAATCGTGAACTAGCTGAAGTCAGACTACGCCGAACCTCAAACTTTGAGCCGGATTGGAGCAATAACGATCAGAATAAGTGGACAGTTTATTACAACCATAATGATAAAGAGTTGTTGGTTGAAGCGACTGCCTTTCTGCAATATCCTTCGGCTATTTACTTCGACACATATGACAGCATTTAAAAATCCATCAAAGAAAACAAGCAAGACTGGTTGATTTATTTTGGAATTGAGGAGAAAGACTAATTATGTGGCCAAGTTGTCAAATTTGCGGAAAACCAGCCAAGACAGTAGACAGCGAATACTGTCAGGGTACATATTGCGATGGCAAGCCAATAGAATACCCATCGGTTAAAAAGCCGCACACCAAGAAAAAACTCACACGAGTAATGATCAAGGCTCGCCGAAAGAAGGGGCGTAGAAAGGGTAATAAGTAAACACCATTAACCAATGACCTACCATACGTCGATAAACTGGGCAAAATTAAACCAATCGGGTACAAATCGTACCCAGTAGAATATTAAAAACTCAACCGCATAACTGGATAGATAATCGTAGCTTAGATGGTAAAGCCGCGCTGCAGCACGTGTACGTACGCAAAGGTGGTTCAAGCCCACCCGATTGTCTATTCAACTGGACAGATGATATGCACATCCTTTCCTAGGGCGCGCCAACGCCACCTCGGCGCGT